CGCAACCGCCGACCTTCTGCTCCCACAGGGCGTAGATATGGCTTCGCGTCAGGTGCATAACGGCATCAGCTTGCGCGTTGTTCGTCAGTACGACATCAACAACGACCGTATGCCTTGCCGTATTGACGTTCTGTACGGTTACAGCACGATCCGTCCGCAAATGGCTGTTCGTCTCTGGGGTTAATCTAATAACGGCCCTCGGTTCGCCGGGGGCCAAACTTTTTGAAGGATTTTTATTATGCCTACTTTACCTAATGGTGCTGGTGGTTATCAGCTTGGCGACGGCAACCTTACCGAAGTCAACCTGACAACGTCAGCCATCCCCACTGCGCTTACCGCAGCGACTACCCTAACGCCTGCCGCTTTGGCTGGTGGTATCATTGTCTACACTTCTGCAAGTGCTGCCAACCTTACGCTTCCTGCCGTTACTGGCGTTGGCGGCGTTGCGGCTGAAATCAGCAGTGCAAAAGTCAACTCATCGTTTGAGTTTTCTTTGATTGCCACCAGCACTGGCGTACCTACGCTTGTAGTTGGTACGGGCTGGACTTTGGTTGGATCAGGCGCAGGCGTTGCATCTCTCAGCGTACTGTTCCGTGCTGTTAAGACTGGCGAATTTACGTACAACTTGTACCGTATCGCTGGTTAATAAGTTCGCCCCGGCTTTAAGTCGGGGCGCCCTTTTCATTAGGAGTTTGGCATGGCTAGCGCGGGTGACATAATTAACGGTTCGCTTAGGCTGCTAGGCGTCTTGGCCGAAGGCGAAGTCCCCTCGGCAGAAACGTCACAAGACGCGTTGAGCGCTATGAACCAGATGATCGAAAGCTGGAATACAGAGCGCCTGTCCGTCTTCTCGACACAAGACCAAGTATTCACATGGCCTTCAGGCGTTATTAGCCGCACGCTTGGGCCTACGGGCGACTTTGTTGGCAATCGGCCTATCCTGCTTGATGATGCAACATACTTTGTCGACCCCGGCACGGGCGTCAGCTATGGCATCAAAATCATTAACCAGCAGCAGTATGACGGCATTGCGGTTAAGACGGTAACATCTACGTTTCCGCAAGTCATTTGGGTAAACATGACATATCCAGATATTGAAATGTATATCTATCCGCGGCCTACGCGCGACCTGACATGGCATTTTATTTCGGTTGAAGAACTTACCCAGCCTGCGCTGCTGGCAACAGTATTAAGTTTTCCTCCCGGCTATCTGCGTGCGTTTCGCTATAACTTGGCGTGCGAACTAGCACCTGAGTTTGGCGTAGAGCCTTCGCAGCAAGTCCGCCGTTTAGCAATGACGTCCAAGCGTAACCTGAAGCGCATCAACAACCCCGGCGATATTATGTCTGTGCCGTACAGCCTCATTGCTTCACGCCAGCGGTTTAATATTTTTGCCGGAAATTATTAATGAAGTCCCCCATACTCGGCAGTACGTATGTGGCGCGGTCGGTAAATGCTGCCGACGCGCGCATGATAAATATGTACCCCGAAATTGTACCCGAAGCGGGTATAGAGCCTGCGTTTATTCAACGCTGCCCCGGTCTGTTATACCAGAAAAACATTGGTACAGGCCCGATCCGCGGGCTGTGGGCGCACCAGACCCTCGGCACTGACTTTTACGTTGTGTCGGGCTTTGAAGTCTACAAAATGACTAGCCTGACTGCAACACCAATTAAGTTGGGCGATGTAACTGGCACTGGCCCTGTATCTATAGCCGACAACGGATCGCAGATATTCTTTGCCTGCAATCCTGACGCGTTTATTTACACTGAGGCGACCAACTCGTTTGTGCAGATTACCGACCCCGACTTTCCGGGTGCGGTTACTGTCGGGTATTTGGACGGCTATTTTGTGTTCAACGAACCAAACAGCCAAAAAATCTGGGTAACAAGCCTGTTGGATGGGTTTCAGATTGACCCGCTAGAGTTTGCCAGCGCCGAAGGCAGTCCTGATGGCGTTGTCGGGATACTGGTAGACCACCGTGAATGCTGGGTATTTGGCACTGACTCAACCGAAGTTTGGTACAACTCAGGCGGGTTAGATTTTCCGCTTTCTCCGATCCAAGGCGCGTTTAACGAAATCGGTTGTGCGGCGCCGCATTCTATTGCCAAGATGGATAATACTGTGTTCTGGCTCGGCGCGGACGCCCGCGGGCAAGGGATTGTATACCGCGCTGCTGGCTATAACGCACAGCGCATTTCAACGCACGCGATTGAATGGCGCATCCAAAGCTATCTAGATATGAGCGACGCCGTAGGCTATACATATCAGCAGGACGGCCATGCGTTCTACGTACTGTCGTTCCCTTCAGCAGACGAGACTTGGGTGTTCGACGCCGCTACCGGCGGATGGCATCAAAGGTCATCATACGCCGCGCGCGCAGCAACTGAAGGTGGATTTGACCCCGACGCGTTCTATCCTACCGCGTTTTATACTGCGTCGTATGTAAGCCCATCAAGCAGTAGCGGCTCCTTCTCCCGCCACCGCAGCAACTGCCAGTGTAACTTTCAAGGTAACATTATCGTAGGCGACTACGCTAATGGGAACATATACACGTTTGAATTAGATGTTTTTGAAGACAACGGAATAGCGCAGCGATGGTTGCGGTCTTGGCGCGCGCTGCCCACGGGTCAGAACAATCTTAAGCGTACTGCAAACCATGCTTTGCAGCTTGAATGCGAATCAGGCGTAGGCACGGCAACAGGTCAAGGCAGCGACCCGCAAGCTATGCTTCGCTGGTCGGATGACGGCGGGCATACGTGGTCCAACGAACATTGGGCGTCTATGGGCAAAATCGGCGCAACTGGCACTCGCGTCATTTGGCGGCGGCTTGGTATGACGCTAAAGTTGCGCGACCGCGTTTACGAAGTGTCTGGCAGCGACCCTGTACGCATTTATCTTACTGGCGCTGAACTTATGTTGAGTGGCACAAATGCCTAGCGACGAACTTACCCGCATCCCCGCTTCGCGCGTGCCGATTACAGACCTGTCAAACGGCACGGTAACGCGCGAATGGTACAGGTATCTATTTAACATCTTTACACTGACGGGTAGCGGTCAAGCTAACTCGGCAGCAAGTTCGTCTATGGGGCAGGACTTGGCCCCTGCATACACTCCGCAACTTGAAGACAACCGATACGGCGTGTTCTTGAACACAACCACACAATCAGCCGCTGTTATCAATACGGCGTATCCAATTACGTTTAACACCACAGACATAACTGATGGAGTCTATATTGGATCGCCTACATCGCGTGTATATGTAGACCGCGTGGGGACGTACAACTTTCAATTTTCCGCGCAGCTTAACAAAACATCTGCTAGCGCCAAACACGTTTATATCTGGTATAGGATCAACGGCGTTGATGCGGCAAACTCTGCGGGAAAAGTAAATTTATCTGGAAATGACGCAGCGGTTATCGCTGCGTGGAATTATGTGGTAAAGCTAAACGCAGACGATTATTTTGAACTGGTTTGGTCTACAGATGATACAGGTTGCCAACTTGTTACATTTGGCGCCACCGCCCCTGTCCCCGCAATTCCGTCCGTCATCTTGACGGTTACGGATATCATTAGTTAAGGTCTAGATATGTCTGTTCTTGCCCCACAACCTAAAGCACAATTTTTCGATGCCAGCGGCGTTCCGCTGGTTGGCGGAAAGGTCTACACCTATGCCGCAGGCACTACAACACCGCTGGCGACATTCACTGACGCGTCGGCGCTGACACCCAACACCAATCCAATTATTCTGGACTCCCGCGGCGAATGCAACCTTTGGTTTGCTACGGCTACTAGCTACAAAGTAATCTTAGAAAGCGCGACCAATGTACTGCAATGGTCCGTTGATAACATAGCAACTTACGGAACCATTGCCAGCCAGAACTCAAACAACGTAGTCATTACTGGCGGCACAATATCGGGGGCAACTATTACAGGTACTATTACGGGCAGTGTGTCTGGTAACGCAGGGACTGTCACGAACGGTGTCTATTTGACCGCCACGCAGACGCTGACCAACAAAACAATTACTGGGTTGGCGTCGGCATCAACCGTCAACGACTCTGCTGGTACACCCTATACCATAGGCTACCGCAGCTATCCGCAAAGCACCAACACAACCGCCGCCATTTCAGATGTTGGAAAAAATCTGTTTGTGTCTGCAACTACCACAATTCCATCTGGTGTATTTAGTGCGGGCAACCAGTTTCTTGTTACCAACAGCAGTGGCTCGGCCATCACGTTGACACAAGGCGCTGGCACGACGCTACGGCTGGGCGGCACTGCAACCACTGGCAGCCGCACCATCGCCGCTTACGGAGTTGCTTCAGTGTTGTGTGTCGGCTCTGAAATATTCTATGTCACTGGCAACGTAACCTAATAGGATCAGTCCATGCCGATTATCGCCAAGAACCTAATCCCGGCTAAGAATTTGGAAAACGCGCAGACCACGCAGTATGTGGCGACCAATGTCACGGCTATAATTGACAAGTTCACTGCCACTAACTTCAGCAGCGGTATCGTCACTGTCAGTGTCAACTTGGCTGCGGTTAGCGATACCGCAGGAAATAGCAATCTGATTGTTAAGACGCGGTCGCTGCAACCCGGCGAGACATATACGTTTCCTGAAATTGTAGGTCACATCTTACCTTCTGGCGGGTTTGTCTCAACGCTTGCATCAGCGGCGGCGGCGGTAAACTTGCGCGCGTCTGGCCGTGAAATTAGCTAATGCAGCCTTTTGTCGTATTTTCATTACCCAGATCGCGGTCAGCTTGGCTGTCTCGCTTTCTGACTTATGGTGATTGGATGTGCGGCCACGAAGAATTACGGCATATGCGTAGTCTTGACGATGTGCAGGCATGGTTTTCGCAACCCAACATTGGCACTGCGGAAACAGCCGGTGCGCCTTGGTGGCGGCTGCTAGACAGGTTTGCCCCTGACGCCCGCGTTCTGATTGTACGCCGCCCGCGTGACGAAGTAGCCGAAAGTTTGATGAACATACCCGGCACGCAGTTTGACCGCGATAAACTTGACGCCGTACTGCTGAAGCTAGACCGCAGCTTAGACCAGATTGAAGCGCGGCTGCCCAACGTCTTGTCGGTATCCTTTGACAGTCTGAACGAAGAAGATACTTGCGCGGCAGTGTTTGAGCATTGCCTGCAACAGCCGCATGATCCGGCGCACTGGGCGCAGATGGCGCCTGTCAACATCCAGATCAATATGCCAGCAATAATGCGCCACTACGCCGCCTACGCCCCCGCGATGGAAAAGTTGGCGTCGATTGCCAAGCATGAAACGATAGCATCATTTGAGCCAGAAGTTAACGAGCCGCCTGAAGGCATCACTTTTCAGACAGAAGATTTTGATAGTTGGGTGCAGGACGCTGACAAACTGTTTGACGAACATCTTATCGGCGTTGGTGAGGCGCCGGGCAACTGGCAAAACAAAAACTTGCCGCTTATGCGTGGGCTAGATAATATTGGCGCCATGCAGATAATGACCGCGCGGTGCAACGGTAGGCTGTTTGGTTATCTGATGACTTTAATATCACCATCACTGGTATCGCCAGACCTTTTATCTGCCACCAACACTACATTCTTTGCGTCGCAAGAGTTCCCCGGTCTAGGATTGAAACTGCAACGCGAAGCAATTAAAGAATTAAAAAATAAAGGTGTTGACGAAGTGTTTTTTGAGGCAGGGAAAAGGGGTTCTGGTCCCCGTATTTCTATGCTATATAAGCGTCTAGGCGCGCAAGATCACGGTAGTTCCTACCGTCTGCAACTGAAGGAAGCGTAAAATGGGTTTGGCAGCAGCAGCAGCTATATCAAGTGTAGCCGCAATTGGCGGTGGAATGATTGCCTCTAGCGGCGCTAAAAAAGCATCCGCCGCACAAGTCGATGCGGCCAACGCGGCCAACGCTGCTCAAGAACGTATGTTTGCAGAGCAGAACAGGCTACAAGAGCCGTTTCGCCAAGGCGGACTTACAGCGCAAGAACAGATTATGCAGCTTCTGGGAATCGGCGGCGATCCTAACGCCGCAGGCTATGGCAGCCTAAGCAATTCTTTTGGTATGTCTGACTTTGAGCAAGACCCCGGTTATGCTTTCCGTCAAGCGGAAGGTATGAAGGCACTAGAGCGGTCG